ATCGACTGCTGGTGCGGCTGTAGCGGCTTCCATTACGTTAGCTTGTAACTGCTGTTGAGGTGTGGTTACAGTTGTTCTAGCCATTGCAGTAGGCACTGAAACTGCACCTGTAACTGTGCCAGTACCTTGTGCAATCTCCTGACCCGGACCTGTTGGGGTCATGGCTACAGTACTTACACCACCTTGAGGTAATCCCGGTGCATACATACGTTGCATTGTAGCTTCATTTATAGTAGCAGGTGAAGTTTGTGATGCAGCAGGTGTGGGTGCTGGTTGTGCTGGCTCTGCTACTTGGTCATACTTCATTTTAGGGCTAGGCTGCATAGGTATAGGTGAAGTACCCGGCGGCAATGACATCACAGGATTTGATATACCTGCTTGGTTTGCTTGTTGAGGACTACCATATTGTTGTCCCGTGTTTGGGTCATATACTACAACTGCAGGAGCAGCATTGAAAAGCGCACCACCGGGAGGTGTTTCACCGGGAAATAAACCCGGCCCAGAATAATCTGTCCTATCAATATTGTTACCAATCAAACCACCACCATTAGCCATCTTCTTAACCATACCACCTTTAGCCATAGTCTGTGCAGCTTGGACAAAGCCATTCATACGTGCCTGACGTGCTGGGTCTTGTTCAATATACTGCTGGAACGAATCCATGTTACCAGTATATCCCATTGCCCCTGCAATCTTATTCATTGCTTCAGGTTTAAATGCTTTGAACATCGCCATACTAATTCATTCCTACAAATACTGTAACTACCATAGCCACTACCATAATCGTACTGCCCATTATCATTGCCTCAAGACGCCACATGCGCTTGTCTAAACCATCCAACTTACCATGCACCAACTCACGAAACATAGCGCACTCTTTTTCGTGGGCGTCAAGTTCCATCTGTACCTTCAATGCAGGTTCTATAGTTTGCTCCTGTGCCATGCGCATTAATCAGCATCGGCTATGGTCAACTCGCCAGCGTCTACTTGGCGTAGGATTTCTTCGTAAAATCTATTGCCCGGAGAATTATTTGGCACAGACCAAGTGTTTTCACCCGTTATGATTGTGATACTGGTATTTTCACCGGACACACCGTCTTTGACATACTGTGCGCTTATAATGTTTATTTCTTCCATGTCTACAACTCCGCATCCAAAATAATATAGTCAGAAGTCGATGCAAAATTCATGTTAGCCACATCGCTGCCTGACAAGCCGTGACTTGATTTCGTAAGCCTGATAAATTGCATTTCATTAGCGGCGCAAGAAATAGTTGCTGTACAGCCTGTAGTTGCACTGCCGTTGATTTTGATAGCGGGGGCCGTGCCAAAGACTGTTAGAGCAGGATTGGCTCTAAATGTGGCAGGGGGAAACACGGGGCCAAAGTTAAACTCGTTACCATCTTGATAAAGGCCCATCCCCGGCCCGTAGGTATCGTTGCGACTGCCGCCGATTTTGTATGCGTACCTCTGACATCTACGCAACTCATCGCCAAAGCTGCGGTGTTCAAACGGCGTGGCCTGTTCGCCTACCTCAAGCTGGACGCCTGTGATAAACCACGTTGCATTTAGCGTCCCAAGCACACCTGTTGTTGCGCCAGTGGCAGAGTTTTTATCCCCTGCCGCCCAAGCCCCTGCTGAACCACTGTAGGTCGAGCCTACACCCAAGCCCCACACAACTTGGAGGCTGCGACCTGTACCTGTAGCCCACGTTCCAGTTTGGTCGCCCGGAATAGTAATTGTCTTTTGTTCCCAAGTGTCGGCACTGCTAATTGTGTAGGTGAAGGGATAATTTCTATTATCTGAACCATTACCGAATGCGCCACCATGAGTGCCAGTGATTGAACTGCGAACGTAAAACGAAAGCGTGACGGTTTTAGCGTTAGACGTGCCAAAGTTAAGTTGAGAAACAGCATTGCCTTCGCATCGTGTAAAGAGAATCAGCCTCTGTCCTGCCGCTATGGATGCGTCAGCCGTTGTTGTTTGTATCTTTAATGCGTGAGTGAAATCTGTTGGCACGACTGATGTTTCTTGGCTGATTGTAAACGCACCATCTGAACTGTGAAAATTAGCAAACCTGTCGATGCCGTAATTGACCGCCGCACCAAAGCCAGTAAATGATGTCCCCCGCTGGCTGACTTGCATCGCACCGTTGATAATTATGTTCCTGTTTGATAAAGCCGACTGCGAACCAATCAGTGCGGCTAGTTCTGCTGCTTTACTCATGCGAGGTCTCCCCAAACTATAGGCCCAGCTTTAGGTTCATCCACAGCCGAACCATTATCTCTTCTTACGTTATAGGCTCTTACTGCCCCTGTTGTGCTAATTGTGGTAGCAGAAGAAGTGCCTAATGTATGGTCGCCAAGTGTCCCATCAGCCTGTACTAAAACTAAATAGTTTGCATCAGAGAATGAAGTTGCAAAATTTTGGTCAACTACTCCTGTGCCTTGGTCTGTTATTGAACTACTATTTAAACTTTTAAGAACAGCGTTGCTGGCAGATAAACTACAAACTAGAAAAGCCTTCGCACTACCACCCGCCACAAAGCTAGTAGCAATGCTGTTGTTCCCAGCGGCATCCTTTAGGGTGTTTACTCTTAGTTCGCTTGCCATTATGCTAAATCCCCTAAAGCTGAAGATGCTATGTTTTGATTTCCGTCAGCCGCAGCATAACTAAACTTTTTATTAGATGTTCCATACCCACTCGTGGCTTGGGCAACAGCATCATTAATATTATGCACGAATATACTAGCCCCATCTTGCTTGTCATCAGACGATGACAGAACTGCATAATTAGTATTGCCCATATTGTTAGTAAATTGAGGTGCATACAAACCAACTCCTGAGTCTGTAACAGAAGCCGTGTTAAAAGAATCCGCAACTGTAACACCAGCACCAAAAGTTCTTACCCATTGCTTTACCAACCCCTGTTGAAGATTAGTTGTGGTCGAGTTGCCTTCGCCAGTAACGCTAATGGAACCAGCCGTGGTTACTCCTGTGATTGTATCTACTTTGAGTTGACTAGCCATTATGCAAGGTCTCCGTGTACACTACAGTTAGCTGTGGCACAATCTCCTGCACTACCACTACTACCTAAAGTTTTATATCTTGTGCCGACTAACGCCGCTGTAAGGCTGTCTGCTACAAATACTCCGTTACCATCATTGCCCCAAGAACCTGCACAAGTGTATTGTGTGTTTGCCATTGCATTTGTGTAAGTAACGCTGTAGTCACCCGTGCCGCTATCGGTTAGACCTGCAACATTAATGCTATCCAAAATTGCTGTACCAGCATTGTGTTGCACCCACATTTTACATAGCCCCTGCACAACATTGTTTGCTGTTTTAGTGCCGCCTTCTGACACATAGGTAGATGTATTAGCCATCTTGACGTTAGAGCCGCCAGAGCCATCTTTATCTACAATGGTGTCTACATTTAACTGACTGGTCATACGATACTCCAATATCCATTAACAGTGACAGTGGCATTGCTCTGTGTGATAGGCCCACCCGACACACCATTCTCATCTGCATCAATCGTAATGTCTGCTGTAATGGTCTGACCGTTCAAGCGGATGATGCTGTTGTTACCCTTGAATGGGTAGCGTGTGTCACTCTCTGACTGTGTGTAGCTGTTGGCTACAGAGAATACATCGTAGGCTACCATCTCAACTACGTCACTTAGGCTTGCCCCTGTGACCAGTACGACTGTTGTACCTGTGGTTGCTGTGTAGTCTGTGCCGGGCTTAAGTAAAACACCATTCTGGAAGACATCTAGGTACAGGCCATCTTGATAGGTAAGCACCTTAGAGTCAGCGTCACTGCCACTAAAGCTAGTCTGCCCAGCAGTAGCCTGATATACGAAGCGGTTACGTACACCGTTCTGTGGGGTTTTACCTATGTATGGCATTATGCGTCCTCTAGTGCTGTGATACGCGCTTCAAGAGCATCGTTCTTTGCGGATAATTCTTGTATGGCTTTAACTAACACAGGAACTAATCTTTCTCTTGATACAGATAGTATTTTATCATCATCGCTTTCAGAGTATGAGACAGCAGAAGAAAAAACTGTTTGTAACTCTTGTGCAACAAATCCTGCTTTAATTGTTTGTGTGGGATTTCTTTTATAAGCAAAGTCACGAACTTTCATAGAATTTACAGAAGTTAGTCCACTTACTGTTGTGTCAACTATGTCTTGTTTTAGCCTTTCATCAGAAGTATCCGTAAGCTGAAAAGTCCCACTTACTGACCTGAGTTGTCCAGTTTCAGACCCATCTCCATCATAGGCCGCAAAGAATACATTAGTACCAGAACCATCATCTGTTCCTGTTTGAACAAAAATACCTTCTCTGTTTACATTATTACCATCATTAGTAAATCGTGCTACGAAATTTGCCGCATCGGAAGCCACATGCAAACTGGCATCGGGGGCTGAAGTGCCAATTCCTATGCGGTCATTACCAGCATCAACATATAAAAGGTTTGCATCACCGTTGCCTTCAACGCGGAAGTCTAGGTCAATGCTATCTTCGTTAATTACTGTTTCTGTTCCTGTAAAACGTATACTATCTCGTAAAGTTCCACCAACCATGTGTTTTATTACAAAAGTCGCGTCCTCACTACCGTCAGAAGCATCTGCTAATATTGCATTAAATCTGACGCCTTCTGTTTCTTCTGCGGCATCGTTATCAAACAGAAAACGCATACGTCCTAGAGTGTCACTATCAGCAGGGCTACCACTATCTCGTTTTAAATCAAGCATTGGGCCAACACTAGAATCGGCATCTGTTGATGTTAAAGTAAGCTGAGTAGTGTTATCGGCAGTGGTAATTGTTGCGCCAGCAGACGATGTAATTGCCCCCGTAACATTCAACGTACCAGCCATAGCCACGTTGCCACCAAACGTACCGCCACTTGCTGCACTCACGGCATCACCCACAGAAAAGATGTCATAGACAATCATCTCTACTACGTCATTCGTAGATGCCCCTGTCACTAAAACAACAGTAGTTCCTGTCGTGCTAGTGTAGTCAGTTCCGGGCTTTAACAACACACCGTTTTGGTACACGTCAATGTACGCACCGTCAGGATACGTCAGGCTAATGCCACTTTCATCGTTGCCACTAAAGCTGGTCTGCCCTGATGTAGCAACGTAAACGTAGCGTTGGCGTACACCGTTTTGTGGGGATTTTCCTAAGTATGGCATTATGCGTCCTCTAGTGCTTGGACTTTAGTCTCAAGCGTTTCAATCTTAGTGATGGCTTCCTGTAGGCTCTTGACCAGCAGTGGGACGATTTTGGACTGGTCAACACCTTGCAAAACAGGGTTGCCATCATCATCAACAGCATCCTTACCTTTTCCACTAATAGCATCAGGCACAGCCGTAAGTTCGTGTGCTATAAATCCATCAACAAACTCTGCATCATCGCCATCTGCAATCCATTTAAAACGTGCTGGCTTTAACTCTTTAAACCGTGTGGTAGCATCCCAATTATAAGTAACTTCTTTTTTAAGCCTGTAGTCTGATGATGTGTTAAAAGCAGTGGCACTAGCGTTAACTTGAATAGAACCAACGGCTGTTCCAGCAGCATTTTCAAAAATAATAGATTCAGCATTAGCCCCCGCACCAATTCTAGCAATGTTTTCTGCACCATTGCCTTTTACTTGCAAAACACCCTGACCAAATAATTCAGAGTTTGTTCCGATAAGTAATTTACCTTCCGCATCCAGACGCATCCGTTCAGTATCAGCAGTGCCAAATGTTAGCGGCACGGAGCCTGTAGTTTGCAAACCCCCAACACTGTTAGTGTGTTGCATGACCAAGCGACCAGCCGCACCATCGCTGGTTCTTGCAACTGATAGCAAACAGTTTGCACCAGATTTTTCAATGTGTACTCTATCTGCAATACTAGTGGATTTTCCAATGCCCACATTCTCTGACGAGTCAATAGTAATAGCTGTAGCATCACTAGAATCAGAAATGCCTGTGTTTAACCCACCCCTGTTTACTTTAGTTAACGCCACCTTTTATCTCCCTTATGCGTACGGGCTGTCGCCAAGTACAGATGTATCCCACGCTGCTTTTAGTTTAGCAATTGTGTCGGCACTATTAATTGCAGAAGCGGCTGGTGCATCACGCAACTTGCCCTTCTTGGTTACTGATGCTGCCTTTGCAGATGAGTCATCAGCTTCAAGTGCCTTCATGTACACGACATCCTCTGCTGCAAGTAAAGGTGCGCGAACTTCACGGATTTTGTCCTTAAAGATCTTTTTAGCCTCTGTCATATCCTCGGATATAACTGTTCCGCTCAATGACCACGCACCGCGAAAGTGACGGTCTGTTGGAACGGTAGCCGTGGAAGCATCGATCTGGTTCCCGTCCTTGTCTACGATATATGTTGCCATTGGTTTCTCCTTTAGGCAGCTTGTTCTGTGGCTAGTTCTTCAGTGATCTTCCAAGCATTGCGCCACTCACGAGTAGCTGGAAGCTGTTCCTTACGGCATATTACCATCTTAGGCTTGTTGCCGCTATCCCACTCTTTCCATACGGATTGTGGGCAGTCTTTCATAATTAAGTATTCAATAGCTTGCTCTTCGGTCATAGCATCAATAGGCTTGGTGTCATGTAACAAATAGCCACGAGTATGCTTCGTAAAGTCAGGCTGTGCTTCATCTTTTGCTAGTTCCCAATACACTTCAACAGGAGGCAGGATACCGCCCTGTAGCGCACACGCCATCCAGTTAGGGTCAGGAACCAATATTTTTGCACATTCATCTACGCTGTCCTCATACACAACACGATAGTCAGACTGTACACCGTCTAGGTTTTCCTTTGCCCAGCATAGGCGGTCAAATAGGTGTGTGCCTTGAAACTGTGGTGTCTGCATTATGCGAGGTCTCCCATAACAGCAGTAAAAACGCTATCCGAATCAGCGAAAGCACTACCAGCGTAGTTAAATGATTGAATAGTGTATTGACCAGAAACAGATTCTTCTTGCCTACAGCTAACAATGGCATCGTTTGCTCTTGCACCATTGGTCAGCACAGCATAGTTTGCACTGCTCATATCATTATTTATATTTATTTGATACTTTCCAGTAGACACATCCGTTACACTAGATACGTTTAATGAATCTCTTGGAGAAGCACCTGCGTTAATATTAGACCACGACTTCGCACTACCATTCACCACGAACTTTGTATCAAGTGACCCTGCGGTGCTGTGTTCTAGAGTATCTGCTTTGATTTTTCCTAGTGCCATTATTCAGCCTCCAGTGCGGTGATACGCGCTTCAAGAGCATCGTTCTTTGCGGATAGTTCTTGTATGGCTTTAACCAACACAGGAACTAATCTTTCTCTTGATACAGATAGTATTTTATCATCGTCGCTTTCAGAGTATGAGACAGCAGAAGAAAAAACTGTTTGTAACTCTTGTGCAACAAATCCTGCTTTAATTGTTTGTGTAGGATTTCTTTTATAAGCAAAGTCACGAACTTTCATAGAATTTACAGAAGTTAGTCCACTTACTGTTGTGTCAACTATGTCTTGTTTTAGCCTTTCATCAGAAGTATCCGTAAGTTGAAAAGTCCCACTTACTGACCTGAGTTGTCCAGTTTCAGTTCCATCTCCATCATAGGCGGCAAAGAAAACATTAGTACCAGAACCATCATCTGTTCCTGTTTGAACAAAAATACCTAATCTGTTTACATTATTACCATCATTAACAAATCGTGCTATAAAGTTCGCTTCATCAGCGGACACATGTAAATTGGAACCGGGGGATGAAGTGCCAATGCCCAGTTTGCCTGACGAATCAACCCGCATCCGTTCAGCTAAAGTGTCACTGTTTCTTGTGTTAAATAGAAGACCACCAGAAGCGTTTGCGTTGGCTACGTTACTAATAAACCCATTCATACTAGAGTAAGTTTTGTCAGCACCCGTACTGGATTTCCCCGTGTACAACAAAGCACCAAGAACATCATTATCCGCAGGAGACGCACTGTTTCTATGAAGTTCAAACGATGGGCCTTCTGTTGCACCATTATTTGATTCTGTTATATTTAACGAATCTAAAGTTCCAACGCCTTCACCATCTACTTTAGTCAGTGCCACAGTCTATCCCCCTTATGCGTATGGGCTATCGCCAAGTACAGCCGTATCCCAAGCTGCCTTGAGTTTAGCAATAGTGTCTGCACTACCGATTGCAGAAGCTGCAGGTGCATTACGCAATGCTGCTTTCTTTGTTACTGATGCTGCCTTTGCAGATGAGTCATCAGCTTCAAGTGCCTTCATGTACACGACATCCTCTGCCTCTAGCAGTGGACCACGTACTTCACGGATTTTATCTTGAAAGATTGTCTTGGCTGCTGTCATGTCTTCTGTTATGACTGTGCCACTCAATGACCATGCACCACGGAAGTGACGGTCAGCAGGGACAGTTGCAGTTGAAGCATCAATCTGATTCCCGTCCTTGTCTACGATGTATGTTTGTGCCATTAGGTTTCTCCTTTTAGGCTGCTAAATTGGTGNCGCTAAGTTCTTCAGTAATCTTCCAAGCATTGCGCCACTCACGTGAGCCGGGAAGCTGTTCTTTNNGGCAGATAACCATCTTTGGTTTNTTGCCTTGATTCCAGTTCTGCCATACAGATGCAGGGCAGTCTTTCATAATTANGTATTCAATAGCTTGCTCTTCTGTCATCGCATCGACAGGCTTAGTCTCATGCAANAGGTAGCCACGAGTGTGCTTCTTGAAGTCNGGCTGCGCTTCATCTTTGGCTAGTTCCCAATACACTTCGACAGGAGGCAGGATACCGCCTTGTAGCGCACANGCCATCCAGTTNGGGTCAGGCACAAGTATCTTGGCGCACTCATCAACGCTGTCCTCATAGACTACACGGTAGTCTGACTGCACACCCTCAAGGTTCTCTTTGGCCCAACAGAGCCTATCCCATAGATGTGTGCCTTGAAACTGTGGTGTTGTTGTCATTATGCTAGGTCTCCGTGAACTGTAATCCAAAGAACAGCTTGGTCGTTAAGTGACCCGTTAAAATTCATAAGATTCAAACCAACCGTAGTTGTGCTATATGTTCTATCCCCGTCTGGTCCAGTCACATAATGGTCTGGAGAACTTCCGTTAGTACCAGCAGTTCCATTTACTGCGTAATTATTAGTTGAGTCAAAGGCGTTAGCAAAATTTATACTTACATCACCACCAGCATTATCTGTCATACTAGATAGCCCAAGCGTACCCCTGACAGCATTGCCAGATTGATTTATATTTGCCCAAACTTTTGCACTGCCGCCCACAACGTACTTCGTATCCACTGACCCAGCGGTGCTGTGTTCTAGGGTATCTGCTTTAATTTTTCCTAGTGCCATTATGCGAGGTCTCCTACTAACAAATAACCAACAGGGTCACGGTCTCTCGCACTAGAGTCTAAAACTTTGTATTGTACTGTTGCCGATGTTGTGCCAGACCAATCTGCGCCGTTAGTGTTTGCCGAATTAATATACTGCCCCTCTATAACATAGTATGTATCAGCGGATGACATATTGTTAGTTCTAGCTACAGAATAGTCACCAGTACCATTGTCTGTTAAACTTCCGCAATTTAGCGAGTCATCAATGGTAGCCGCAATGCCATTAATCCTAACCCAAGCCTTCGCCAAACCCTGCTGCAAGCTAGTGGTCGTGCTGTTACCTTCACCTGTTACAAGAATAGACCCAGCAGTGCTTGTGCCAGTAAGTTTGTTTACTAGTATCTCACTCATGCTAGGTCTCCATCCACAGAAGTTGATACAAACTCTGGGTCTTTGTCGTTGCCAGCTACATCACTGCAACGCAAAATGTACACAGTTGTTGTAGGGTCAGCAGATTCATCAATCATCACAACGTGGTAATTCAAACTGTTGCCTTTGCGAGATGCCATACCAACTATGCTATAAGTGGCGGCACTCATAGCTGATGTGATATTCATCGACTGGTCGCCTAGCGCATTGTCTGTAACTGATGCAATGTTGAAACTGCTATCTGTTGCATTATTATTAAAATCTCTACGAATAAAAACTTTTGCCGCCGCTTGCTTAGTCAGCGTAGCCGCACCACCGCCTGTGC